AATCGACAGTGGAATATTGATGTTGTACAACGGCAAGGAAGTACCAGTAGCACAGAATGCCGACGTCAAAGAATTGGTGGTGAATTAAATGGGCGATTTCTTGAAGGAAACCAGCGGGACCGATAAAGTATGTCTGACCAACGGAGTGACACTTATCACTGGAGGAGCCAACGGCATAGCAGATATGACTCTAGGGTTGCCCTCTCCGGGATATAGAGCGGTCATCAGATTAGTAAGCATAACTCAAGGTAAAACTGTTGTGGTAACGTCAGCCGCCAAAGTGGACGGGACTAACAATATTCTAACTTTTGACACTGCAGAAGATACAATTGTTCTTGTTTGTAAAGATGCAAACAACTGGGCGATTGAATTTAACAGCGGTGTCGCCTTATCGGCATAATGAAAATCAAGCTGACTGAGAGAATGGCCGGACCGGAGGGGAACTTCCCTTCCGGAACCGTGCTTACTCTTGATAATAAAAAGGCTCAGATGCTTATCGATGGCGGCTATGCTATAAGTCTTGAGCCTGTAATTGTAGTCACAGAAGTTGAAATAGAAAAGATAGAAGTGGCGGAGACGGTAAAACCTAAACCTAAGCGTAAAAGTAAGTAGGTGAGGATATGATAAAAGTAACTGGAACTCCAATAGAGCCGATATCCTTGAGCGACGCTAAGCTTCATATAAGGGTGGACAATAATACTGAAGACACCTTAATTTTGAGCCTTATTACATCCGCCAGGGAATATTGCGAGAACTATACAGGGCGGTCCTTCGCTGATAAGACTCTTGAATATTATATTGACTTTTTTCCAGCAGAAATAAGTCTACCCAAGAAGCCTGTCAAGTCGGTGACCAGCATCATCTATAAGGACTATGAAGGTGCTGAAGTTACTTTGATAGAGAATACGGACTATCTCGTTGACTTGATCCAAAGTATAATAGTCCCCGCTTACGGTAAATCTTGGCCATCATTCAACGCTTATCCCGTTAATCCGATAAAAATAACATACTTGACTGGTGACGCAACATCAGTCCCTGGAGCTGTCAAAACTGCCATGCTATTACTGATTGGCCACTGGTATGAAAACAGAGGGGCAGTTCTTATTGGATCCCTATCAAAGGAAATAGAGTTTTCTGTGAGATCTCTTCTCGATCAATATCGTGATCGGTGGTGGGATTAATGGATGCAGGAAGACTTAACAGCAGAATTACTTTTCAGGAAAAGACTGCTACAACTGGGGCAGTGGTAGACTTCTCAAGCTACACGGATAAGGTCACAGTATGGGCAGAGGCCCGATTCCTGCAGGGAAGAAACTATTACGCTGATAAAGCGGTCAATGTAAAAACTGAGGTCGAGTTTATAATAAGACGAAGAACTGATATTGATGCCAGTATGCGAATAAAGTATGAGAACAAGCTTTACAACATTGAAGGGATAATCCCGCTCGATAACAGCAGAATGTATCAGATGGTAAGAGCTTATAGTGTCGAATATGACGGGGAGTGATCAGTATGGGATACAACGTAACATACTATGAATCCAATGAAGACACCCTCGAAGCGTACTTGGACGGGATAATTAGGGACTCTGAACAGACAGAAAAGGAAGCCCTCGAAGAAGCCGGGGAACAGGTAAAAGCCTATATAATCAAAGCTCTTAACAGGCACCGCAGGACTTTGGCCAAGAGATACAAGGGCAGACCAGCAATGGCCGATGATGTCGTTATGAATGTTAAAAACGGAACAGCCAAGATTTCAGGAGGTAAAAAGACAGGGACGCTATGGCACATAGTTAATGACGGCAATCTACACTCTAGGCCGTTATTTTTTATGGACGGAGCTCTAACACAAATGGACGGTAATATTGACAGGCTATGGGATAAAGTAGATGGCCGGCTTAAGGAGGGATAATATTGATTGAAACTGTATACACAGTGCTTACAAGTATAGCCAATCCTGTGCCGGTCCTCTGGAACAACAGGCCTGAAATCGGCGGAGCAGTTAAGACGGCCATAAGCTATTACTTCTTTGGGGAAAACGATGAATTGTTTGGGGACGGAGTAGGATCTAATCCGGGCGGCAGCGTCCAGGTATCAATATTTTCAACTGGCGACTACTCAACTACAGTGAGTCAGGTCAAAACCGCCATGAAATCAGCTGGGTTCAGATATGCCGATGGATGGGACTCCGAAGAAAGCTTGCCGCAAAAATACTACCAGAAAATACTGGTATTTAATTATTTAGAAAGTGAGGTGCAATCAAATGCCTGAAGTAAAAATTAACGTTAAAAACGTTCATTTTGCGTCAATAACAGAGACAAGTGAAGCAATAACCTATGGTACCCCTGAGCTTGTTGCAGGAGCTATGGAAGTAGTACGTACTCCGACAGTAGCCACAGGGCAGCTATATGGCGATGGTAAAGTGTCGCGAAGCACCAGCAAAAAGGTAGCCTACCAGATTCAGCTCCAACACAACAGGATCCCTGCGAAGTGGAGGAGAATCATGGAAGGTACCACTCTTACCACCGGAGTAGAGAGCGGTACATCTGAAGATGTTCCAGCGCCAGTAGCAATAGGCTGGGAAGTTGAAAAAACAAACGGTGAAAGTGAGTTTATATGGTTTTTGTATTGTAAGGCCACTCCAATCGAAGAGAGAGTGCAACAGTCGCAGGAGAACATAACTTACTCCACTGATACATTAACACTGACCGCATTGGAGCATGACTTGCTCGGAAGATACTACACAATGATAGACACAGAAGAGGCAGCAGTAACAGAAACAATGATTAGCAACTTCTTCAAAGTGGTTCAGACCACTGATACGATAGCAGCAGCATAAACCATGGCCCCTCTCTTGAGGGGCTTTAATATTAAATAGCGAGGTGGAAAACATGGCACGGGTAAGCGTTAAACCTGTTGAGCCTTTGGAAATAGAGTTTGCTGACGGAACGATCAAAACAGCAGTATTTGATATACAAGCATTTATACTATTTACTGAAGAGTTTGGTCCTTTGGATGAAGTGATGGAGGAGGAACTCAAGGACAAACCCTATGAGTTTGCTTCAAAGCTTTTGTATTGCGGCCTTAAGAAGCTGGATAGAAGCATCACCCTTGAAGAAGCTCAGAGCATAGCAATATCAGGGGGTGAGCCTTTACTTGCTGAGATAGTAAGACTAATGATAGACAATTTTATGAGTAGTGCGGATGAGGAGTCAAAAAAAAAGTTCTTAATGAAGGTCAGGGAGTACAACGCTCGATATCGAGGCTAGACAATACGTTCTGGGAGACCTTGTATTTCAGTTACTGCATCAGACTTTCAAGACCTGAAGAGGAGTTCTACAACAGCTCCATAAGTAAGGTTTCAAGGATCCTCGAGATACACTCCTATGGAATCCAGAAGAGAGAGCAGGTTCAACAAGTATATTCAATGAGAGATTTTCTAAGCTAGGGAGGTGAGTACATGAGTTTTAGAGGATATAAACGATCAATCAAGCTTGAGTTTGACTATAACGAAATTAAGGACGGGGTGCCAAATGTAAAGCAGCAGATGGCGGTCCTGAATGCTGAATTTAGGAAGTCAAGTGCAGAAGCAACGGCAAGTGGGAAGACGCTGGACCAGTTGGGCGTCAAGTACGACTTCCTATCTAATAAAATCAAATTACAAGAACAAGAAGTCGAAAAATACAGAAAGCAACTTGAGAAAGCAGAATCAGCTCAAGGGGCAAACTCAAAAGCGGTCCAGAATGCAACAGCAAGCCTCCAGATAGCAGAAGCAAAGTTGAATCAGACTAAGGCTGAACTATCAGCGGTCAGTAAAGAACTTGATAAGCAGAAGGGGATCCTGGGGAAAACCTCAGAAGAGTGGGAGAAGCTCGGGGACAAGACCACTCAGATAGGTAAAGACCTGACAATGAAGTTAACGGTCCCTATCCTTGCAGCTGGAGCTGGCGCTTTTAAGATGGCGGCAGAGCTTGAGCAGAACTTGAACAAGGTCGGGGAAGTCTTCGAAGAGAATGCGGTACTCGTCGAAAAGTGGGCTAAGGATAGTATCAAAAATATGGGAATGGCACAGAGTACAGCGCTGGATATGGCGGCACTGTTCGGAGATATGGGTGAAGGTATGGGGCTCAATAGCAGATATGTATTGGAGTACTCAACCAGCCTTACTCAATTGGCAGCAGACCTTGCAAGTTTTAAGGATGTAAGCTTAGAGGTTGCGAAAACAGCTCTAACTTCAGTCTATACCGGAGAAACTGAGAGCTTAAAGAAGCTTGGAGTAGTAATGACGGAAGTCAACCTTCAAGAGTTTGCATACTCTCAAGGAATAAGCAAACGGGTCAGAGACATGACGCAAGCTGAGAAGGTACAGCTGAGATATAACTACGTTATGGACGTTACCAGTAAAGCTCATGGGGACTTCCAAAGGACTTCGGAGGACGCTTCTAACCAGGTCAGGATATTCCAGGAGAGTATTAAGGAATTAGGTGAAAGCTTCGGCGAAGAGGTGGTCCCAATGGTGACCCCTGTTATTTCATTTTTAACTGATGTTGTTCAAGGATTTGCAGAACTAGATGAAGGGACTAAGAAGTTCATAGTCACTGCAGCAGGGATCCTTGCGATAATAGGTCCGGTAACTGTAATGTTCGGTAGTATGTTCAAGGCTATTGCTAACATATCAGATGGAATGAAAGCGGCAAAGGATGGTATTGAGC